CTTCGGTCTAGAGGACACGCCGCCCGCCACGGCGAGTGACGGTCTGTCCTCGCTCGAGCGTGGTCTGCTGGCCGGCGCACGGTCCGGGGCGAGCGGACCCACCGACTCTACGGACGATACCCCGCTCACGCTCGTGCTCACCTACTACGAGCGCCCGAACCCCGGCAACCCGGACGGGTCCGTCGAAGTGGTGGTTGACAACGCTACAGTGTGGGGGCCGAAGGACTGGCCGTTCCCGTTCGTTGACTACCTCAACATCGCCACCATGCGAGAGACGATGATCGAGAATACTTGGATGGGCGAGACTGCTGTGTCGGCTGCCCGCCCGATCCAGGCGGCGTACAACGCTGCATGGTCGAACATTCTCGAGCACATGGACACGGCCGGCGCCGCCAAACTGCTGCGCCCGCAGTCCTCCATCGAACTCGCTGAGCAGTACACCGACATCATCGGTGAGCAGATCCCCTACATGGACGGGCTCGACAAGCCGTCCTACCTCAGCCCGCCCCAACTCCCGGCTTGGATTCAGCAGACGCCCCAGGAGTTGATGCTCCAAATCGACGACATCCTCGGCGTCCACGACGTGAGCCGAGGGTCGGCCCCCGCCAACATCGAGTCTGGTTACGGCCTGGCCGTGCTGGCTGAGCAGGACGCCACCCCGCTCGGCAAGCTCTCGAGCGGCACGTCCCGCATGTTCGGCCGGCTCGGCTCGATGGTCTTGAAGATTTACGAGGCTGAGGTCAAGGAGACCCGCACGGCTGTGATCCAGTCCGAGGGCCAACCGCCCGACACGGTGCCGTGGTCCGGCAAGACCATCGCCGGCCAGACAGAGGCACGGGTCCCACAGGAACTCATCGCGCCCCGGAGCCGGGCAGCGACCGCCGCTCTAGCCGAGAAGTTCTTGCAGATGGGCGTCATCACTTCGCTCGAGGAATACTCCCGTGTTGCTGAGATGCCCGGCGAGCGGGAACTCATCGCCGCCGTGCGCCCGGACGTGGCCCGTGCCCGCCGGGAGAACGTGGCGATGGCGCAGGGCAAGGTGCGCTTCCCCGAGGAGTACGACGACCACAACATCCACATCCAAGAACTCAACGCCTACCGCAAGTCGGCCCGGTACGAGGCCCTGTCCCCCGAGGTGAAGGAAATCTTCGCCGGCCACGACCAGGCGCACAAAACGCTGATGGCTACAGCCGCCGCCGAGCAGCAGTCGGCCATGAACGCTGGCGGCCCGGCGATGGCGCAGGCCGCTGCGCTCGGCGGCCCCGAGGTGGCCCTCGGTGAACCGCCCCCCGTTGATCCCAACGCCCCACCCCCGCTAGACGAACAGACGCTCCAAGATTCGCTTTCGGGCGACGCTGCGGGTGCCGCCGAGTTCGTGGACGCCAAGGCTTCGGCCGAGGGCGCAGCGGTCGATCAGCAGGAAGCCGAGCGGGACGCCATCCTTGAACTCGCCGCTCTTGCTCAGGGCGGTGCCTGATACACTGGTTACCAAATCCCCACTGTCCCAGGAGGACACAGAATGAGCGATACCAGCACCGAATCCGCCGCTGACGCGCCGGCCACAGAGGCCCCAGCCGCGGCTCCCGCCACCGAGCAGGCACCCGCCACCGAGGCCCCGCAAGAGTCCTTCGACCGGGAGTACGTCGAGAAGCTGCGCCACGAAGCCGCCGGCCGGCGCACCGCCCTCAAGCCCTACGAGGAAGCGTTCGGCGCCTTCGATGAGCAGTCCCGAGAGACCTACTTGCGGCTCGCCGCCGACATCGGTTCCGGTGACGCCAAGCGCCAGCGAGAGGCCGCCGCCCAGTTCGAGGCCATCGCTCAGAAGATCAAGGGCGCAGAGACCCCGGTGACTCCGCAAGGCGAACCGGACCCGGACCAGCAGCCCATGACTCGGGCCGAGTGGAAGGCGTTGCAGTCCGAGCAGTCCGAGAAGGAGAACCTCGACCGGCTCGTGGGCGAGATCGAGGCCGAGGCCAAGGCCGCCGGCATCGAGCCCAACACCGCCCGCTACGCCTCGTACCTGTTCATCATGCAGCAGCCCGACGTGGCCGGCGATCACGGCAAGGCCCTGGCCGCCCTCGAGGCCCAGGAGCAGTCCACCATCGACCGGTACGCCGCCAACGTGGCGTCCGGTGCTGCGAAGTGGCCGACCCAAGCCGGCGGCAACGGTGCGCCCCCCGGCCAGGAACGCAAGCCGCTCTCGTGGAAGGACGCCCGGTCCGCTGCCGCAGCCCTCGCATCAGGCAGGCCCGGCCAGTCCACGAACTGATCTCCCGACAAGGAGCGCACAGAGCCTCGGTCCCGATCACCTGGCCGGGGCTCTTTGCGTTGTCGGCTAGAACCGCTACGTCTTTGGCCGGTAGAGCCTGGGCACCCCATAGCAGTCAACTTTCTGTCCGCTCAGATTAGGTGTGCATGAGCGTACATCTTCGTGATGACGCACGCTCGTGCGCCGCTGTGATACACTCATCGCAGACGGGAACGAGACTGGATCTCAGAACCGACCAGCACGCGTGATGCGGGCGCTCAGCAAGTCCAACCCACCAAGACCAGAAAGCGACACCGCATCAACATGGGATTTGACCGTACTACCGCATCCGCCGTGCTCAAGGAGGTGTACCTCCCCACCGTGCGAGAGCAGCTCGTCAACCAGAACGAGTATCTCGCCCAGGTCGAGACCAACAGCGAGGACGTTGAGGGCCTCGAGACCGTGCTGTCTCTGCACGTCAGCCGTAACGAGGGCATCGGTTCCCGCAAGGAACTCGAGTTGCTCCCCGAGGCCGGCAACCAGGGCTTCGTCAAGCAGCGCGTCAACCTCAAGTACCACTACGGCCGCTTGCAGCTCAGCGGTCCGGTCATCCGGTCCGCTCGGTCCGACAGCGGCTCGTGGATTCGTCCTCTCGAGAACGAGACCAAGGGCGTCGTCATGGACGAGAAGCGGGACGAGGAGCGCCAGCTTCTCGGCACCTCTGACGGCGTGATCGCCGCCACTGGGGTCACGACCGCTGCGAACGCTGTGGTCACCACGGCCACCAAGACGCAACTCCGCCAACTCCGGGTCGGCATGTACGTCGACATCGGCACCGTGGCTTCCCCGACCACGATCGCTCAGAACAGGAAGATCACTGCGATCAACCTGACCACGGGCGTCGTCACCATCGACGGCGCTGTCGTCACGACCTCCGCCGCTCACCGGATCTTCCGTACGGGCAACGGCGGCGCGGGCGCCGACCAGCGTGAGTACACGGGCTTGCAGTCCATCGTGGACTCGACCGGCACCCTGTTTGGTGTCGATCCCACGGTCTACCCGGAGTGGGCTTCCTACGAGAAGGACGCTGCCGGCGCTGCGATCTCGGACACCCTGATCGGAGAGCTGATCGACGAGATCGACATCATCAGCCCTTCCGGCGTCCCGAACTGGGGCATCACCGATCACGTCCAGGCCCGCAAGTACGGGGCGACCCTCGTGGCGCAGAAGCGGTTCAACAACACCGCTGAACTCAAGGGCGGCTTCACGGGCATCGAGGCTTCCACGGGTAGCGGCACGCTCGTGGTCTCCACGCTGCGAGACTGCCCGGTCCAGACCTTCTTCGGTCTGAACACCGAGCACCTCGGTCTCCACGAGGCGAGCGAGTGGGAGTTCATGGAAGAGGACGGCAACGTGCTCAACCGCATCCCCAACAAGGACGGCTACGAGGCCACCCTGTTCCACTACTCCGAGCACGTCACGGACGCTCGCAACGCCCACGGCAAGATCGTGAATCTCGCAGCCTAGTCACCTTAGTGTGATAGACTAAACGCATGGAAGATACCCCCGTGTGTTCAGTCGAAGGCTGCGAGCGAAAGCGGCACTGCCGGGGTTACTGTTCGACACACTACGTCAGAGTGTGGAAGTACGGTGACCCCGGCAGTTCGGCAATCCAGGGCAAGACGCCGAAGGGCGGCGAGTGCGGGGTGGAGTCGTGCGATAGATCGCAGTACGCCCGAGGACTCTGTGGGTTCCACTACAAGCGCCGCCTAGATGACAAGCCACTTGACTACCTCCCTCGGCAAGGATTTCGGAGCACTTGCACGATCGGAAGCTGCGAAGCCAAGCACAAAGCGATGGGCCTGTGCTCTACGCACTACGCCCATCTGCGGAGAAGCGGCCATCCTGCCTTCGAGCGCCCACGCGTTAGCGAGGGCTGGATCAACGCCAAGGGCTACCGCGAGATCCAAGTGGATCGCAAGAGGTGGTTGGAGCATCGGTGGGTGATGACACAGGCGCTCGGCCGCCCCCTACGGAAGAACGAGAACGTGCATCACATCAACGGAGTGCGACACGACAACCGCCCCGAGAACCTCGAGCTGTGGGTCAAGAGGCAGCCTTGCGGTCAGCGAGTGCCGGATCTTGTCGCTTGGGCTGAGGAGATTCTCGCCCTCTACGGATCGGAGGTGTCGGTCGTTTCGGGGGGAACGGCCGGCGCCTCCTTCGCACGGGTGCCAGCATGACGATGATGCAGCCCCGCACCCTCCCCGGAGGCAAGCGTGTATGGCTCGACGGCGAGGTGGCCGACTTCACGGCCGCCCTTACCGCCCTCGACCCACGCCTCTCGCTGATCCAATGCGAGGACGGTCGTTGGGAGATTTGGCGGGTGGCCGAGGACGGCTCCGAGCACATCGTCACTCGGTCGCCGGCCGGCGCCCGGCTCGGCCCGGCCATCATCCAGCGGCTCGCTGAGAACGACTCTCGCCGCACCGACCCCGTGGACAACATGATCCGCAAGAACGACCTGGCCGAGAAGCACCGCCAGGACGCCCAGGTCGAGAGCCAGATGGTAGCCTTGGACAAACTCCTGGGCCGAATCTGGAAGGGACCTGTGCCGAGCAACGTTGAGGATCTTTCCCTGTGAGCACCGCCACCACCTTGATGGGCGAAATCCGCTTGTCCCTCGGCGCTGCCTCCGACGACACGTCCTTGTTCCCCGAGGTCACCGTGATGTGGGCGTTGAACGCCGGCCTCGCCAAGATCAGCACCGAGCGAGAGTGGCCCTGGCTGTTCACGGTCGCCCCCGCGTCCACGGCCGTCGATGACGACACGCTCACGTCACCGACCGGGTTGTCCCGGCTAGCGTACGTCACCGTGGACGGCTTCGATCTCGAGGAGGCGTCGGCCCGTGAACTCGCCGGGGAGCGGGCCTTCTCAGACTCTAGTGCGCCAGACTCGTACGCCATCGAGGGTGAGACCATTCGGGTATCCCCGAAGCCCGACGCTGTGTACGGCGTGGAGTTCGGGTACTTCCGGCACGAACCCAAGATCACGGCCGGCGCCAGCCAGCCCTTGATCCCCGAAGCGTACGATGACTGGGTGGTCTCGGCCGGTGCCGCTAAGCTCGCTGTGCGGACCAACAGCACAACTCGCCTGGCCGAACTCAATGCCGAATACGCCGGCTGGCTGGCTCGAGCGATGGACAACGCCCGCCGCTCCGCTGGTGTGAGCCGCATCCGGCGCACCCGTGCGAACGTGTGGCCCGAGAACTAATGGCGAGCCACGTCTTTGCGGACTGGGCAGGAGGCTGGCGAGGCACGCTCGATCTCGCCAAGGTACCAGACAACATCTATGACGCCAGGAACATGCTCGTTTACCGGGACGGCTCGATCGGCCCTCGCCCCGGCCTCAAGGCGCTGAACATCGGGCGAACGACGGCCGGCAAGGTCCACGGGATCACTCATACCGCAGCCGCCACGCCGCTCGTTTACATGGATAACGGGCTGCTTTGGAATGTCTCTGACGACAACGCCGGCACAGGCTCGCTCCAATTCCTTGACTACGTTGCGGGACCGCCCACTAGCGATCTACCCCTCGTGTTCCTCCGAAACACTGCCCGTGGCGCCATCCTGTCTGTGCCCGGCGTCGGGATCTACTGGATCTTCCCGGTCGAGCCGACTAATGCAACCCCCGACGCTACTTACTTGAACGCCGTGGGGGGCCTCGCCATCGAAGGCTACGGGCAGCGCATTCTCCGCAGCGAGATCGGTGATGTCAACAAGAAGATTTACTACAGTTCTCCTTCCGCGCTGCCCGGCTCTTGGGACCCACTGAACTTCATTACCGTGGCGAACTGGTCGGAAGTCATCT